ATTGTGCCTCTCCAATAATCGAAAGGTAAAACAGCAGCTGCACAAGCGGTCAAATGCCGCTCAACTCCGTTATATCGCGTCTGCTCAGGATCCACGTAAATCTGAAACAAAGTTTGATCAATGGTGTCTGATTGTAACCAATTGAAACTGGTCAGGAAGGATTCCCGGCCAGCAATCGAGGCAATGGGTAACTCATCTGTGGGTGCTATTCCTGTTGTGGCAGGATCTAAAGTAATCTCCTGCTTGCTATCAACACTGAGTTTATTGGTGGGATATTTAGTGTCCACCACCGCTAAAGAAGATCTGGGGTTAGGAACCATCACAGAATAGTCCAAATTCGTAGGACTCGAATAACCAAAAATTTTGGCAATCGATGCAATGGCACCAGCTCCTATCTCTGTGGCCTTAGCGAATGGTCCTATACCAGGAACATTTGCCAAAGCTCCAGCATATCGAGCAACGTTACTAGCTGGGCGAGAGATCACATTTTCATTGTGCTCATCGCCCATCTCTGGTACACCCATCTCTGGAACGAAACCAGTTGGAATAGCATAAGAAACATTTTCAGCCCACGCAAAAATTGAAATAGTTACGGGATTTGTTCCCCCGTTTGCGTGTTTCAAAACTCCTATTGAGGACAAAACACATTCTCCCATTTCTCTCCATTCGTTATCTGGAATGACCCAAGCGTTTCGAGGCCAGAAGAAAGGCAACTCCAAAGATCCACCTTGACTCTCCGTGGGATTCACAAAAACCTTCATCCTCTGGGATAGTCGAACAACATCTTCACTTACAAAAGATCTGTATCTGCTATATGAAAAATTGTCCAAAGGTGCCAATGGCTCGTAACCCAAAATGGCACGACCAAAATAAAAAGCGTTACCGTTCACTACTAGTTTCAAATGGAGGGTACACTTGAGAAGAAAATAGTTCCTAATCTTCTCTGCATTCCTCGGATTTTCCCAAAAGAGCTCCCAAGGGTTAAAGCGAGCGAACAAACCAGTGTCAACTGTCCACTCTGTTTGAAATATTCGCACCGGTCGTGAAAAGAAATTATTAAGATCCGCGTCGTGTACGAAACCCAACTCGCGAGTCGGATCCATAACGGCTCCACGCGTATCTTTTTGACCAGGTGCATTGTCTTTAAATGACATGTTCTGTGTGCTGATTTCAGCGTCTCCAGCCATGCCTGAACTGAAGATCTTATGTGTATTATTTTTATTGCTTTCGGGCTACTATGTACAAATGCCAAGACAGCCCAGTCTCGACAAAAAGAGCGTGTTCACCGTATGGAGCCTAAACAAGTATTGCTCGACACACTCATTGGTATCCACACACACGATGCGGCTTTGCTTCCCCTTAGGTCCCAGGCACTACTGGAATCGGCTTTTCAAGACATCCGACAGGTCGGGGTGCGGGGCTCTAACCCGCGTATTTTTCTTTCCAAAGCTCAACCTTCTCTATATAAGAAACGTCGAGCTCTTTACACCAAATGACACAGTCATTTGCTACCAACTTCAATCTGGTCCGGAGCCACTCATAAAAAGTTTCCCCATGTAGAAAAGCCTCGTGGAGCATAGTTTGAATGGTAGCAATTGCCAAATCCTCTGGTTCCCCTTGACCATGACTCATATGGGCCATCTTGTAGATCGATTTAACGTCGAGAGCACCTACGCGAATTCCAAGTTCTGCGTGGTAAACACTCTTACGTTTCAAAAAATCCACAAGTTCAGCCTCTATTGTCTCTGCGTCAGATCCATCCTTGCGTGCATTCGTAAATCCCATTCCAATAAAATCAAAATACTTCTTCCTTGTAGAAAATTGGGTCAATTCACGCACTTCCGGTCTAGATCCAGCATGGCCGTCATCTCCATAAGTCCCAGTGTGTTCATTCTCTTGATACGTACCAAGTTCGTAGAATTTATCACCAAGCATTTGAGTGCCATTCCAATGAAATGAAATTCTCTGATGAAGAGAATTCTCCGTGCTATTTCCATAAACAGTCATACTGTTCCCAGAACACCACAAGAACAAAAACATGATAGTTCCATTCCAATTGACCAAAGGATTTCTGAGTTCCTCTCCAATAGCGTGCATGCGTCGAAGAGATTGCTCTTTATACCGCATTCGCTCTCCAACAGATTCATAAAGATTCAAGGAGGTGCACATAACGTCCATAGGGCGGCATAAATCATAACCGCTAAAATCCCAATCGTTTAGCTGTGCGTCAGTAGCTAATTTGGTAATGTGAGAGACAAGAGCTTCCCACTCTGGTCCAGCACAATTAAGCCCTACCATGCATTCACTCTCAAGTGGATTCCGAGAAATGAACTCAGCGATTGGCAAATAATACATACGACAAGCCAAACCAAACAGACATTCAAGTATATAAAAGATTCTAACCTTTTCAGAATCTTCTTCCACCACCTCGTCTTTAAGGCACGTTCGCACATACACTCCCACACGTTCGCCACGATCAAAAGCTGCGAGCATATCACCAAAATAATTTTGAGCTTCACTCGACAACTCATATCGTTTCCGTCCATCCTCATATGGAGCAATCTCGACAAATAATCCACTATCAAGTTTGCTACCATTAGGAATCCCAGCTGAAGTACTCATATCAAACCTTTTCATGTACCGTGATCCTGGAACACCATTAATCGCCTCATCCAAGGTAAGCTCTCGACACAAATCGGGGTGCTTCTCAATATGCTCCAATAAAGGTGGCAAAATTTGATTCCAATAATCATCTCTCGCCCACCTCAAAGAATCAGGAGGCACTTCAAATGCACCTTTTGCGATCCTCTTCAAGTTCTTGTTATGATGAACCCATGGCTCTTTCATATAAGGTGCCTTCCAAATACAGGGTTGCCCACAGTGTTCTGTAATCTTGTCGCTTATCAACGACTTACGAACTCTCGAACGATACCGTGGTAAATCTGTAGTATGACCAATAACCTCGATCCCAGAACAAGGGTTCATCTCCCCAGCCTCAAACATTTTAGTCTTAGGATGGGGTCCCTCATTCGGTACGAGATTCAAACCTAGGCGGATAGTTTGCAGAACTCTCATCTCCGGGACCTTGCGATAATGCGGTTGATTTTTCAATCTATCTACCGCTGCCGCATAGTCCTCAAAAGTGATCTCTTGCGCATACCCTTTCCTGGAAGTCAAACTATAATTCTCTCCTGCTATATGGAAACCTGCAAAAACTGGATCTCTCCGATCTGTCATCAAAACAGCTCCACATGAGCCAAGTTTGGTAACTTTTGAAATGTACTCCAAGCCTCTACCACAATCAAAACCACCACAATCAATGTGAGGTTTATACTTGCAATTAAGTGTCTCAGAGAGCATCTTGAAATTTTTCCTTAATGCCACATTTTTATCATCTCCTCCTGGCTCTTTCTTCAAGTACAATAATCTGCACTTGATAGAATCGGATCCAGTTTTTCGAGGCAACATAGACTTCAAGGATACGCCAATGCTAGGAGCCTTCGGAACGAATAAAATCACAGCATCCTTTCCAGCTATGCGCTCCAAATTCTTCGAATAAGCTCTAACACTAGTTTTAACTCCATTAGTCTCCAGCCTCAAATCAACATAAGGTTCCAACTCCTGTTTGTATGGATCAGGTTTAAAGAAATGGCGAGGAATTGTCAATATACCAGGTTCCAAATAAATACCATGAACACATCTGGTTTCACCGTTAACATCAGCCTCAACATAAGTAAGTACTTTGCTGACATTGTGAGCAGCTTCATCAGATGACGAATTCTTAGATTCAGCTGGTTCAGCCACTTCTCGAGAAAAATTAAACCAATCATTCCAACTAGTTCTATTCTCTTTCTTGAAACCCATCTCTGGCATTCGCATTTGATTCCAAATCACCAAACCTGTCACAATCGCACCAACCACACCAATTGCCGTAGGAACGAGACTGTTATATTCGGTGCAATGACGACGAGCTCGATCGTATATGGTAGTCTGCAAATTTGGGTCACTCATTGTCCTGCGCTGTAAATCCTCGTAGCGTTGGCGATACCCAATTGCACGCCTCCACCACATAAAAAAGAACAAGGATACCGAAATAAGCGAACTCAAAATAACTGGCATCAACCACCACTGGTACATGCACGTAATCAACACTGGGACATATCGTGTGCGTTCAAATCTCCATGGAACACACAACAATCCTAACAACTTCTCAAACCACACGATGGCAGAATAAAATCGTTTCCAATTTAGATGGCGCTCTGTCAAAATTCCAAACTCAGCATAGAGTTCACGTCTCTCCATCACAAATTGGGAATACTGAGGGTAAAAATAGTACCAACCCCATTCTCTATAGGTGTGAGCGCGTAAAACAACTTGATCATATTCTCGAGGATTGAGTCCAAAATATTCCATAGTAGCTCCAATAGTAGACAATAAAACAAAAGACAACAATCCCAAAATCAAAGCTCTTCGGAAAAGATACGAAAGAGGTAGAAAAATCTGCCTTTCAGCAGCTACCATCCTCAAAAAATTCTCCTTCCTCTTACCAAACCAAGTGAGTGATCCATCTGGACGCTGCAACCATGAATGTGGAATCAAAGTGAAAGTAGTACAGCCTACATATTCAGGCCAATAACTCAATTCTTCCACGATTTCCTCATGAAAACAACGCATCACATTGTTGTCGATGTTCCACAACCACCTCATCTTTATGAATGGATTTACCCAAGGTAACATCGATTGCCAAGCTAGTGAACTGACTGTACTAATGGCAGTCATCGCGATTCCCATCTCGGGATCCTTTGGTTCTTCTTCCAAATCAGGATCCTCGCGTCCACAATATGAACAAATGCCTCCAATGTGAAAGTGACAAGGAGTTCCCATATGCCCCACCATAGTTCTATTAGGACAAATTTCTTCTGCAGGTAACTCTGCAACATTGGCTTCAATCATGCGAATCCTATCACCAGATGTGGATTTTTCTTCCACATTGGGACAAACGCACATA